TCAAAAACCCCCAGCTTGCGCTAGGGGTTTGTCAGCAATCTGAAGGCGGGATATCCCGCCCTTGAAATAGATTGACCCGGCGACGCGGATCGGTTGATGCGCGGAGCGAAAATGCGGATCGCCGCCGACTTTGTCGGCGATCACGCCGCGCAGCGCGCAGACGAGATCAATGTCGGGGCCTTCGGCGGGTTCATTGAGCCGCCACCAGACGTGGAGCTTTGGTGCGCCGACCTCGGTGCGGCCGCCGCTTTCGACCACCATCACCGGTGGTGGTAGATGCCGCTTGAGGTGGGCGAGCTTTGCCTCGATATCGCCGGCGTCGAGATCGACGACGATGGTCTGGATTTGCCTGACGTCTTCGGCCTTAGCCTGGCCTTGCTCGGCGACGGCGCCCGGCACAATGTAGAGCGCCGCGCCTTCGCGCGCGGCCCACATCGCCGTTGTGGCGATCCGGGAGGCGGCCTCGCGATCCGCCACGATCCAGGAGGTATGCGGACGGCCCGAGCTTCCCTTCTCGGGCAAGCCGCGCACAGGAATCAGCCCGTCGCAATAGCCGAAGACGCGGTCGATGAAGAGCGCGATCGCCGCGCTATCTGGCATAAGCGCAGGCTCGGCGGCTGGAGCGGCGTCGTTGAAATCGCGCCATAGATCGATGCGCACCACATTATTGTCGGGGGCCTCATCCGCACTCATCCGGGCAGTCTCCAGCAACGCTCGGCCCAAGGGCAGAAACGGCACTCGTAAAAGGCGGGGTCTTCCGTGATGCGCGGCAGCAATTCGTGCGCGTCGGTCGCGCGCAGGATACGCACGGCGCGGTCGCTCGCAGCCTGAGCCCGACCGGCGTCGAAGGGCACGAGTTCGTGGTGAAGCTCGGCGGTGTCCTTGTTGATGGCGGTGAAAAGCGCCGGACGTTCCGAGACGCCCGGCAGCGCGGGCTCCATATAGGCTTGATAGATCGCGATCTGGACGGCGTAGATCGGCTTTGCCAGGACGACGCCCTTGGCGACGGTCTCCCGCCAGGCCTTGGCATTCATCGTCTTGCATTCCCACACCGCCGGAACCTGAAGGGCCGGGATGTCGGGAGCGCCGAACACCACGCCGTCGACGTGGCCGCGAATGCGACCCCCCGCGACGGAGAAGCCGATCTGCCCGCCGTCCTGCGCGCGAGTGACGAGATCGAGCCCGCTCACGCGCAGCCAGCGAATGGCGACTTCTTCGAGGACGTGACCGATCTCGAAGATCCGGAGCGTCCGGCCGTCGAGCGCCGAGCCGACGTCACGGGGCGTGTCGGTGAACTCGAACTGAAGCGCGCGGTCGCAGGCGACGCCGAGGCGGGAGGCGCCGAGATAGCTGCGCGCCGGCGCCGCCGCGCGCTCGACCGCGAGCGCCGCATCGATGCGCTGATTCAGCTGTTCGCCAAAGGTGGAGCGTGAATTGAAGTCGAGCATCAGAACGGGATCTCCGTGCTCGCCTGCGCGGCGCTCGCCGCCATCGCCTCCTGGAAGGCGCCGACGGCCGCTTCGATCAAGGTGAGCGCCTGTGCTTCGGAAATGTTGGCGAGCGCGGTCGTCCAGCCGATTTCCTCCATGAGTTCGGCGACGGGTTTAAGCGCCGCGCGCATGGCGGCGCGCTCCTGTTCGGTCAGATCAACCATGGAGCGCCTCCGCGCCAACGAGGACCAGAAGGCTTGACAGGTGATCGAACAGAACCAGCGCGCTCGCGCCGGCCTGCTCGTACGGAAGGGTTCGCGCCAGCCAAAGCCGCGCGTCGGTCTCCAGCAAACGGCGCAGGGAATTCCGCGCGGTTGCCAGCGCCGCTCCCGATCCGACAAGGGCTTGGGTGAGGGAGGCATGGATGTCGCCCGCCATCACGCCGCCCTCGCGTCGGCGCTGCTGTCGGCCCCGAACACGAGCCGACGGATTGCAGCCTTGTTGAACTGGAAAGCGATGAGCGCCGAAGCCTGGTACCGGGTGAGCCCGAAGTCCTGCCTGTACTCCGTCGGCAGAAGCGCAAGCTGTTTGTCGGTCGGCGGCTGCGAGAGCCAGCGGCGAGTCTTGTGCGCGCTCTCGTCGCTCTCATGCTCGTTCAGCCAGTCATCGGCCGCGGCGAGACAGACCATGCGCTCGCCCGCGCCGACGAGCGCGGTCGGATGGCGCTGCCGGCCGCCGACCGCATACCAGCGCCCGTTCAGGAAGAAGACGCCCGCCCAGGCAGTAAAGCCGGTGGCGACCAGCGCGGCGTCTTCGCCGAAGAGATCGCACCATTTGAAGCTCGACCGCTTGAGGAGATCGATCTCGCTCATCACGAAATCGCCGAGCGGCTGCGGCGCATCGTCACCGTCGTCGCAAGTGAAGGCGTGTCCGCAAAGCGGGCACTCCCGCGACGAGAGCGGAATGATCGCCTCGCAGGACGGGCAGGTCTTGGTTGGCGCTTCGCCGGCGGCCTCGCGCCTGTCGAGATCGACATCCTGTTCCAGCGAGCCATGCAGAAGCGTAGAGGTTCCGAAATCCAGCACGATGCAGTCGGTCTTGAGGATTCCCGGATGCTCCTGCGGGTTCACCGTCCGCAGGCCGCGGCCGATCATCTGCACCATGGTCGACTTGTAAGAGCTCGGCCGCAGCAGCACGACGCAGGAGGTCGGCGGGTGGTCCCAGCCTTCGGTGAGCACGGCCACGTTGACGACGACACGCAGTTCGCCAGCCGCATAGGCGTCGAGGGTCGACTTGCGCTCCGTGTCGTCCATGTCGCCGTGGATCAAGCCGGCGCCGAAGCCGGCCGCATTGAAGGAAGACGTCACATTGCGCGCGTGATCTACGCTCGAGCAGAACACCACCGTTTGGCGCTCGCCCGCCTTCTCACGCCAGTGGCGGATGACCGCGTCCGTGACTGGCGCCCGGTTCATTATCGCGTCCACTTCGGCCATGTCGAAATCGTCGGCCGTGCGGCGCAGCTTTCTGAGCTGGTCCTGAACGCCGACATCGATCACGAATGTCCGCGGCGGCACGAGATGGCCTGTCGCGATCAACTCGCCGATCCAGATCTGGTCGGCGACGTTCGAGAACACCGGCCGCAGGCCGCGCTTGTCGCCACGGTTCGGCGTCGCCGTGACGCCATAGATGAGCGCGCTCGGATTGCGCGCCTGGACCCGGTCGATGATGCGCCGATAGCTGTCGGCGACGGCGTGGTGCGCCTCATCGATGACGAGAAGGTCTAGGGCCGGGACCTGATCGAGATTGGCTTCCCGCGCGAGCGTCGGCGCCATGGCGAAGGTCGCCCGCCCGGTCCAGGACTTTTCTTTGGCGTCGACCACCGAGGTCGAGAGCCCCGGATTGACACGAGCGAACTTCGAGCGGTTCTGCGCGGTCAGTTCGTCTCGATGGGCGAGCACACAGGCCTTGGCGTCGCGGTGCTTCAGGACTTCGCCGACGACGCCGGACAGCATGATCGTTTTACCCGCCCCGGTCGGCGCGACTCCGAGGCTGTTTCCGTGTTCGCCGAGCGCGCGGACGCTGCGCTCGACGAAGAGTTTCTGGCGAGGGCGAAGCAGCATGGCGGCCTCACTGAGCCCAAGACGGACGGATGCCGGCCGCCGGCGCGGCGGGCTGAGCGGGCGCCGGAGCGCCGCCCGAACCCTGGAGCCCGAAGGACTGCGCCACCGACCCCATGACAGCCGCGTATTCCTTGTGATCGGGCGTGACGGCGGTGCGGATCTCGTTCTTCGGCTCGCCGTAGGCATCCGTTCCGACGTCGATCTTGGCGACGAACTCGAGGCCGTCGAGATCGGCGATGCCGCGGATGCGGCGCGCGGCCTGCGCCTGGGGCGAGACGTCCTTGTCCGAGATGCCGCGGGCTGAATTGAGGATGGCGCGCACCAGCGCGCGACCCATGTTGCCCCAATCGGGCCCTTTTCGGGCTGTAGAGGCCGATCAGTGAGAAGATTTTGCGGCGCGCATAGGGACCTTCGAGCACCGTGAACTCGGCGTTCAAGTAGACGGCGCCGGTCGAGCCGCGCGTCGCATAGCCGCCGTTCCATCCCTGGCTCGGGTCGTCATAGCCGCCGGGGCGGATCGAGAGGCGCACCTTGGCGATGGCGCCCTTCGGGATGATGTTGCTGTTCTGCTTGGCATCGTTGAAGTCGTTCCAGTTGGACATGATGGATCACTCCTTGGTCTGGCTGTTCGAAACGGTGTTGGAAGCGGGCTGACCCGGGAGGTGGCCGGAGAAGTCGAGCGGTTGGCGCGCCGTCCCCCGGATCTTGGCCATCAGGCGCCCGAGATGCGGTTCCTCGACCAGGTCGAGACGGCCGCTACGATCCTTGGCGGGAAAGCCGAGGGGGTTCAGGGTCTGGCAGATGAAGGCGCGGCGGTTCGCGCCGTCCTCGGCTTTCACCTCCGCCATCGTCAGCACCTCGTCGACGATGCCGGGCAATTCGAGACCGGTCTTCGAGCCGTCGATCTGTGGCGAGAAAACGCGACGGTTGAAGTCGTCGGTACGCTCGTCGAGGATGCCGACGAACCAGACATTTTTCGCACGCGCATGCTGTAGCTGCGTGAGCCAACCGATCATTTCGCGGCCATGCAGACCGTAGGCGCCGCGCACGTCAGGTTTGCCGCTCTTCTCGGAGATCGCCTCGGGCTGGCCGCGGCACCACTGGAAGCAAAGGCGGCCGGCGACCGTGATCGAGTCGACGAAGAGCGTCTCGTAGAGATCGAGGACGCTCGGCGGCCCGAAGCGTTCGGCGACGGCCGCGAAATGCGCTTCGCCATAGGCCTGGTCGGAGCGCAGCGCGGGGTTCGGGCCCCCGATGAACACTGCGAGATCGCGGCATTCAGCCCAGGTGCGGGGACGGAGCGCATCGCCGGTCCATCCTTCGATCGCGAGGTCTCCCGCCTCGAGGTCGAGGAACAGCGTCGTCTTCGGATCCAACGTCCACAGCAAAGAGGTCTTGCCGATGCCGGATTTTCCGAAGATGCAGCCCTTGACGCCACGCGCCTCGGCGAGGCGCTGGTCGGCGGTGATGATCGGGAGCGCCATGATCAGCGCTCCGCCTCGGCGCGGGCAGCCGCTTCGACAGCGCGATCGGCGCCAACGCCGCCGGCGTCGCGGGCGATCTGCGAGAGTTTGCGGAGCGCATGCATCCGGTCGCCGATCGCGTTGAACTCGGATTCCAGCCCACGAGCGCGAAGACGAGGTCATCGAGCGTCGCCTCGGTGATCGGCTTGGCATCGGTCGCTTCGTGGCCGGGCGCTGCCGGGATGCGGATCGTCTCGGGAAGCGAGCCGAGGCTGTAATGGGCCTTCCGCAGCGCTTCGAGAATGGAAAGCGCATCCAGCTTGGTTTTTCCGAACGGGAACATGAGTGGGCTCCTTTCAATTGTGGAGAAGGCGGAAGGTCGGTTTTCCGGTCTTGAGCGTCCGGGCCGGTTCGAAGGCGCTGCGGATCGCGTCGGGCCAAGCGCCGTAAGCGCGCTCGGAGACGGAGAGGCTGATCTCGACGTACTGGCTGGGATCCTCGCCTGAGGCGCGGATCTTCTCGACGAGTGCGGCGAGTTTGGGCTGGTCCCACTCGACCCGTTTCGGGAGGTCGGCGATGATGGTCACCGCACCGTCGGTGAAGCGGACGACGCCGGTGTCCTTGGCGAGCGCGGCGCGGGCCTCGCGGGCGCGCTCGGCGAATTTCTGAGCGATGGCGCCGTCGAGCCAGTCCTTGCGCGCCTTCGCCTTCTTGAACGCGGCGTCAGCGTCTTCCTGCAGGACAGCGAGGACATCGGCGGGCAGCGCCGTGATGTCTCCGAGCGGCATGGCGTCTAGCGCCTCGGGGGTTATGGTGTGGGGAGCCATCGTCAGCGCGCCACCGCCGCCATCTTCGGGGTGGGCTTGTTCGCCGTGCTCGCGCGGATCTGCTCCTGCTCGTACTCCTCGACATCTTCGAGGCGATACACGACCCGGCCGCCGATTTTGATGTACTGCGCCTTCACCCGTCCAGCGCCAGCGCTCGAGCGTACGGTGCGAGATGTTCCAGCGAGCGGCGAGCTCGATCTGGTTCAAGTGCCTGATTGCCATGTGGTTCTCCTTCGGTTTCGGGTGAAAGCCTGCGGAGAGGATGGCTTGTGGGCGGGTAGGAGCCGGGGAGGAGAAAGGGAGGAGCCAGCGGAGGAATCGCAAATTCGTGCGCTGAAATGAAAAAACCGCCCGAAGGCGGTTCAGCGATGGGTCATATGGGCGTCAAACGTCGATCTAGCATCGACCGTGTTCTTCCTTGATGAATTCGCGCCAGTCTGTGCGCGGCTTGAACGCTTTGGCGAGTGTCCGGACTTGGGCGCCGGAGTCGGCGGCTTCCAACACGGCAGCTGTCAGGCATTCGCGTTCGCCCCGCCGCCACGCCTCGAAGAGGTGTCGAATGATGGCGCGCTGCTTCGTACCGGTGAACGGGTAAGTCTTACCTCTGACCGTGATCGAAGCGCCATCCGCGGCCATGGACACCGGCTGGCCGTCATCACACCCATGCGCCAGGCGTGCGGCCAGTATTCCGGGATCGACGCAGATGCCGGCGTCGAAATCGATGACGTCCCCGATCGCGACGATGATATGGCCCGGCAGCGATTCGGCGGGAAGGCGACGCGACGGCGTGCTGGTCAACAGAATCCGCAACTGCGACGGGGGACGCGCTTTTGCGGCATCCTTGACCTGTTGCAGAACCGATGGCGCATGCAGCCTCCGCGCGTACCAGATCGGAACGCGCTGCGTGCGGCGGCCAAGGCGAACATCGCCGATCCCCCAGAGGAGATTGGGCAGCAAGGGGGTGGGGTCACCGCGGGACGAAACCTCCATATTGAGCATCAGGCGTGCGAACAATACTGGCATATCAACGCTGTACCGTGTCGTCTCTTCGCTGCGTACGGTGATCCAGCCCGCCGTCGGACTGAAATATCCATAGCCGCCATGCTCAGGCGACCACGTCAGCGTGATCGGCGTGTCGTCGTGATCGTCGGTTGCGGTCGTCGTTCGCTCATGATCGATAGACTTGAGCAACCCTGCCTGGATGAGCGGCGCCGCACGATGCTGCCCAAGAAGCTCGATGGCGGCGGCCGTCACGATCAGCTTCGGCTGCTCCAGGACCATGAGAAGCAGATCGACCGCGTGACGATCGATCTGTTCCCGTTTCTCAGACATCGCAGAGGATGCCCCAGCGGCGAAGATACTTTTCGCCGACCAAGCGCTCGCGCTCAGTGCGGTCCTTGAGATCGCAGCCATGCGGCATCGTGATTGTGAGCGGCAAGGTCTTGCCGCGGCTCGCCCCAGCTTCGGGCTGAAAACGGATCGTTAACCGCGCCTGGGTCGCGACCCAGCCTTCGCTCAAAGGGTCGGTATCGCCAAAGCGCGCTTTGGCCATTTCCCAAATCGAGCTCTCTGCGTCGCGCAGGCATTCCAAGGTGACGCGCTCACCCTGGCCGTCCAGCGGCATCAAACGGAGCTGACTGACGCGCACCGAATGGATGCCGTCCTCGGGGTCCGTCGGGAACGCGTGGGGCTGCAGGAGATCTTCAAGGTCGAAGCGACGGAGGGGGAGCCGTTCTTGCCGGAACTCGGTCGCCATCAGATCGCGGGCGAATAGGCGCACGAGATCGGGGCGCCCTTCGCGATCTTTCGCGACCACCTCGATGACGCCGGTCTTCGGCTCGTAGGTCAATGCGGCCTCGAACACGGGACGGCGAACACGGCGATCCAGCGCGCCAGCGCGCCAGCGACGAATTCCAAATAATCATCCGGGCGCCCTTCGCGATAAACGGTCACCTGGACGATCGCGCAGTCCTCGCCCTCGAACGTGGGGCGATGACGATCGAAAACGTCGACCTGCACGTTTCCCGATTCGAATCGTTCCTTCACTGCCGCGATAAACGTTTCGAGGCTGGCTGGGTCGCGGCGAACCTGAATGTTCGCAGCGCCGACAAAGCCGTCCCACATCCGTCCCCGACGCCGATCGTCCGTGTAGCGCACCTCCTCGGCCTGGCGGAAACGCAAGGGATCGTTGACGAACATCCTGAGCGCCCGCGCATAGCCGTTTGGCAGAGCCGCCAGTTGCTCGCGATCGGAGGCGACCCCGAAGATCGCGGCCTGGCCGGCTTCGTCCGCCATTTCGCCAATTCGCTCGACGTCATTGGCGAATCGAGCGCGCGCCACCGCATCCATCTGATCTACGGCTTGTAGAAGCGGACGCGCCAACTTCGCCTCTGGCGCGGACCAATCGACGGCTGGCGCCATGCCGAGATGATCGAAATACGCCTGCAGTTCAATGGCCGGGGTCTTGCGAACGAAGGTGGTGACGGACGTCATGAAACGACTCCAATGGGTGACGCGCGCAGTCGCACGTCGATCAGCTAATAAGCGCAGCCTGCGCAGAAGCGGAGTCAATCGAAAAAGTGCGCGGCTTAGCGGATCAGTGGATAAGTCCTGTCAGTCGAACAGTGATGGCTGCCGGCCTGAGGAAACCAGCAGACCCAATTTCTGCAACCGCACCCGCGCCGCTTCCTCAGAAACCTGGAACGCCTCGGTGGTCATGCCGACGATTGCTCGCCCATGTTCGGAGATGAGCGCCACCGCCCCATGGAGGCCGCGGGTTTCGCAATAGTCGGATACGAGACGCCGAGTTGAGGTGGCGGGCATGAGAACGGCCCCGCTCACATAACCAGCCTGCCACTCCATCCAGTCATAATCGCGCGCGTTGAGGATGGCGTCGCGTTTGCAGATCGCCTTGTTCTCGGTGCTCAGCCGATCGAATAAACAGCCGGCGGCGAGCTTACCGGCCCACAGATAGCGATGAAAATGCACGTGGCCGAACTCGTGAGCCATGGTCGTGCGCAGGCGATTCTCGCGTCGGGCGTCCTCCGCAAGCCGTTCGGAAATCATCACTTCCGGCTCACGATCCGGATGGAAAACCGTCACTCCCTCGACATCGTCGCCGAAGGGAGCGAGATCGACCGACGAATCGAGGTCAGCGCCATTCTGCTCGATAAGCAACGAGAGCTCATCGGTGGTGATTCGGGATCGGACCTCGCCATGCCGCTTAACGAGAAGCTTCGCGACCAGCGCCTCGCACTCTCGATCGAGTTCTTGGATGGTGTAATGAGGCCGCTCAGAGAATCGACCGCTCAGATCGCGAACCATTTTCACCATAGGGTACCGTCACTTCGTGATTGCGCGTCGAAAGTTCATGAACGCTTTTGCCGCCTTCGCCGGATCGGTCACCTGCCGGCGAAGGTCATCCGGGATCTTGCCGGCCAGCAAAAACAGAACGCCTTCGTCGAAGTCGAGCACAGTAGCGAATTGCCGGATGAGATGATCGGATGTGGGGCTGCGACGGTCGTGTTCGATGTCGTTTAGGTATTGCGGGGAGATTGCGCCGCCGTCTTCGTCCTTCACGATCAGAGCCGCCAATTCCTTCTGGCTCAGCCCCTTGGCTTTCCTGGCTTTGGCAATGGCTTGGCCAAACGTCATCGCGGTTGGTTTCATGGAAATCCCATGGCTTTGCCTGTCGCCCTCTACACGCCTTTTCGCTGATTGACGTATATCTGGCGCGCGTCCGGGTCAAGAACGGATCGCTCGGAGGCGGCGGAGTGTCGCGGAAACAAATCGCCATATCTCTGCGTCAACGGACTTTCGTAAGGCCAAACATCGGCTTCCGGCGGCAAATAATCTGTTCCTTCCCTGGCTGAAACGTAGGACTGCGCGTAACTTACTTTGTTTTCGCAGCACTGCGTTAATGATTTGAGTTCGCTTCTATTTTGGAACGTTTCCTCATACTGTTCGCCAGTCGTCACCGATCGCAAACGGTCTCATGCAAGACGCACAATCAGGTCCCAATCCATTGCCGCCCTCCCGCATGTCGGCGGAGGATCGTCTCAATGACCTCGGCCGGATTCTGGCCGCCGGGCTGAGGCGCATTCTCGCCGAACAGTCCAGGTCTTTATCTGACGCGCGCGAAGAGAGTTTCGTCGACATTCTCGCCCTCAAACGCCGTGTTGGTCGTCGCAAACCGAGCACACGAGATGGAGGGCAATGATGCGAGCAATGGCGAAAATGAAAGAAGTCGAACCGAAATTGTCGCGCGAATCCGCCGCGGCGGACGCGAGCGTGATCGCCCAACTCACGGCGCTGAAGCAATTGACAGTGGTCGAGTTGAAGACGAAGTGGGCGGCCATTTTCGGCGCGCCCGCCCCGAACAACAGCCGGGCCTATCTCGAGCTCAGGCTTGGCTATCGAATTCAGGAATTGACCCTCGGCGGGCTATCCCGCGAGACGCGCCGGACGCTGGATTTGCTGGCCGACGAGGTTGAAGGCAGGATCGGCCGCAAGGCGATCATCGCGGATTCCCGCAATCCGGTCGTCGGCGCGCGCCTCATCCGCGAATGGGACGGGGTGGAGCACACCGTCACGGTGATGAAGGACGGCTTTGACTGGCAGGGGCGCAAGTTCAAGTCGCTGTCGGCGGTGGCGCGCGCGATCACCGGAACGCAATGGAACGGCTACCGCTTCTTCGGCCTGCGCGAAGCCCGGAGGGACGACCGATGATCTGCTCCGAGGGAACAATCACGCCGCGCCGTCAACGCTGCGCCATCTATACGCGCAAGTCGAGTGAAGAAGGACTTGACATGGCCTTCAACAGCCTCGACGCCCAGCGCGAGGCCTGCGAAGCCTATACAGCGAGCCAGAAGGCGGAAGGCTGGGCGGCCATCCGCGAGCGCTATGATGACGGGGGATTCTCCGGTGGTACGTTGGAGCGGCCTGGTCTGAAGCGCCTCCTTCAGGACGTCGAGGGCGGCCTGATCGACGTCATCGTGGTCTACAAGATCGACCGGCTGTCGCGCTCGCTGATGGACTTTGCCAAGCTGGTCGAGATCTTCGACCGCAACAGCGTGACTTTCGTTTCGGTGACGCAATCGTTCAACACCACCACAAGCATGGGGCGCCTGACGCTCAACATCCTGCTCTCATTCGCCCAGTTCGAACGCGAAGTGATCGGCGAGCGCATTCGCGACAAGGTCGCCGCCTCGCGCAAGCGCGGCATGTGGATGGGCGGCTATGTGCCGATGGGCTGCGACGTGCGCGACCGCAAGCTGGCGATCAACGAGGCCGAAGCCGCGACGGTCAGGATGATCTTCGAGCGGTTTGTCGCCATCGGATCCGCTACAACGCTGGCGAAAGCGCTGGCGGCGGAGGGCGTCCGGAACAAACGCGGCAAGCCGATCGACAAGGGCTTCATCTACAAGCTCATCAACAACCGCGTCTATATTGGCGAAGCGGTCCACAAAGGCGCGGCCTATCCCGGAGAGCACCAAGCCATCATCGACCAGAGCCTGTGGGACAAGGTCCATGGCATTCTTCAGGAGAGCCCGCGGTTGCGGGCAAAGAACACGCGGCGGCAGACGCCGGCCCTGCTGAAGGGAATCATTTTTACCGAAGCGGGCGCGGCGATGACGCCCACGGCGACGAAGAAGGGCTCGCGCCTCTATCGCTACTATGCGTCGATGGACCTGATCCGCAACCGCCCGACCGGCGAGGCCTCGGGCCCGCTTCGCTTGCCCGCCGGCATGGTCGAGGACGCCGTCGTCGGCGAAATCCGCCGCATGATCCGGGCGCCCGAAGTCGCGGCCCGAACGATCAAGCTCCTGCGGAACGAGAGCTCTGCCGTCGACGAGAAAGCGGTCGTCAAGGCGCTCGGCGAGTTCGATCGGCTCTGGGCGGCGCTGTATCCGGCCGAGCAGAGCCGAATCGTTCAGCTTCTGGTTGATCGGGTGACCGTCGGCGAGGGCGGCATCGCCGTCGATCTGCGCCATGAGGGGCTGGGCTCGGTTGTCCGGGACATGATGGCGCCCCGGCAGACGGAGGCCTGCGCATGACCAGTCCGGCGGATACCATCCGCGTCGTCATCCCCCTGACGATTCGCAAACGCAATGGGCGACCGAAGATCCTGCCGCCCGACGAGGTGACTGTCCGGGACGGCCGGTCACAAGACCCTCATGTGCTGCGCGCCATCGCCCGTGCACGGAGTTGGCGGCGGCAATTGGAAACAGGCGCCGTCTCCACCATTCAGGACATTGCCGAGGCCGAGAAAGTCACCGATCGGTTCGTGAGCCGCATGATGCGGCTGGCTTATCTTTCGCCCGAAGTTCTCGAACGCCTCGTCATTACGCGTGTGCCACCGGCACTTTCGCTGAACGACCTTGTTGCTGTCGCGGACCTGCCGTGGGCTCAACAGACCACCATGGCGTTCGAGGAGGCCGCTGAAGCCTGCGGACTGTAATCCGTGTCTTATCGCCAAAGCTTACCAACAAGGTTCACGCCCGCTCAGCCTGCCGGAACGGCAATGCCAAAGATGCTGCGGATCATGCGGACGATCGCAACCACCCCCGCAAGGTCGTCAAGCGTGGCCTCCCTTTGCGCAAGCCGATGGAAAGCCGCTTTCGCTTCTGTCGTGAACTCGTGATGGACTTTGCCGCCCTGCTGCGACTTCTGCGGGGCAAGGTGCGGATGGCGACGCTCGAAAAGGTGTAATAGCCTAGAAGAAAGTGCGTCTTCGATTTCCCAATCCAGAGTGCGATGGGGAAGATTGGCGAGGTCGTACTCCGCCCGACAGTGCAGCGGATCCGGTTGACTAAACACCGGTGTGATCGGACGAATCGCCAAGATGTCTCGAAACTCCAATGATCCGCGATCAAGTCGCAATAAATCTTTGATGATGCGTTGTCCGGCCGCGTCGTTGTCAACAAGGCCGATAACGCGATAGGCAGGATTTCCGTGACGATCTAAAACGAGCGGCACGATTGACCGGAGAGTGATCAATTCACGGGCGATGCCGAAGGTTCCACCGCGGTCGCGTCTTCCGGCAGCAACGACGCAAATCTCATCGCCGAGCAGCTTTCGCCCTGCATCCGTCGAGAGTCTATCGGCAAGTTCGAACAGATGTTCGTCGAAAGTGCCTTCAACAAGGACGATGTTCGGACACAGTTTCCATGGCTTTGAAGCTGCGTAGGTCGCGACCATGTCCATAGCTATTCAGCCGCGTCTGGAGCCGGGCCCAGGGCCAGCTGTCGTGGGGCGTAAGAATGGCCCGTTATATCCGAAAGACACATGGGCTCGGAACGGCGCTCCCGGCCGCATGCCGCGTACGTCGAACTCCTCAGGTCTGAACGGAACAAGGATATTGCCAAACTCCGTGACGAGCGCCTGGGATCGATAGCCTTGGTCCGAGCTCACATAAGCCTGTACGGTGCGCAGCTTATCGCTCTCGCCCTCGCGGAGCCAATTCAGCGGGTCTAGCACGCGCACAAAGTATTCATTCTCCCGCCAAATTTTACGAAGCTTTCGGAACGCACCGTCGCCCTCGCGGGCACGACCAACTTGATAAAGCAGTAGTGCATATTCGAGCCGCAACTGAGGTGACAACCGCCCATCAGTAGCTTGCAGGTTTTCGACCAAGCCGAGGCGCAACGAGAAGTTGAACGGTCGTACCGCGCTGAGGATGCCGTACTGCAGCTTAAGCACGTGCATATCGCCGCGCCCTGCGGGACTCGCAAGAATCTCTAGGGCCATCTCCCCTGCGTCTGGAGGAAGCTTAGCGAGCGTTTCGTCTAGCGCCGTCACGCCGGCGCTAGACAAAATGCGCCAAGTAGCAACAAGCACGTCCAGCGGCGACGTGAACGCGCCCACCCCGGAAGCAGGCGCGGCGTTGGCGAATAAAATTGAGAGAGCGTCATCTCCGAGCTGTCCGAGCTGCGCGGCTCGTAGGTCTGCGTCAGACGTACGAATAGCGTCATAAACCGCAAGCAGCGCCTCGAGCGCGGCCGTTACTGCGCGCTCGGGTTCGGATCTGGCCACACTAAGAAGGTTCTTTATGTGAGTCTCTACCACCCAGGGACTTGTCGGGTTCTCGCTATAGGCTCGGTGTGTGGCCTCATTGGCGAGGCGCCGAAGCTCTGCTGCCCGCTCTCGCCCTTCGGGAGCTGAAGCGACCACATCTGCTAAGTTGAGATAGGCATTTGCGAGCGAATTGTAGAGGTTGAGATCAGGTTCGTCGCCTGGCAACCTATTGATCGACGTGAGAGCATAGCGGATATCTTCAATAGCCCGCTCCAGCAACCGCACTCTGTCTTGCAAGCTAACGCCATAAATCCGTTCATCCAACGTTGAAATGCGCCGGCGGGAAATTGCCGTGTGGTGCCGGAACACGCGACTGGTATCCCGAAGTAGCTTCGGCATCTCGTCCAAAGCGGCGAGCACCTCCCGCCAACTCGACGCGAAAGCCCGAGCGCCATGGTCAGGATCGATTTTAAAGATGGTTGTCGCGAACTGCTCCGCGAGCGCTCGATGCCGTGTTTCGGCCATCGCTCCCCTCACCGCCAAACGTTTGAGCGCGAGAAAGCGGAGATGCTCTGGATCCCGGGCATCGCCAAAGCCGAGCGCCGTCCGAGTCACAGAGTCATAGAACAGAGCGTTCAGGAGCAGTCGGCCCAGAATGTCATGCGCGAGACCCCAGTAGCGCTCGCCGTCTGCCTTCACGCTCATTAACCCAAGCGCTGCGAGATTCTTGCGTTCGTCCTCGAGGCGCAGCCCAAGTGGCCACTGGTTGTCGGACGGCGGCAAAAGACCTTCGTTCATTGGCAACCGCTCGGAACTTAGAGCCGCGATTTCAACTAAGCCGCATCGAACTGCATCTGATTGGGCGTGTTCCTGGAAGGCATTGTAGATCCAGTCCTGGATTGATCCGGTCAGGTCGCGGCTTGCGCGGAGCCAGAAAGACAGGGCGATCCAAAACGCAGCTACAGCGCGCATCTGGCCAACGCCGTGCTGTCGGTGGAACTGCGACCAAGCTGCGGCAGGTCGCGCTTTGTTGTAGACGCGCAGGTAAATATTCAGGTGCCGCCCGAGTTCTTCGGCACTAGTTGAATCGAGTAAATGTGATGGACTACCAATCTCCTGAGCGATTGAGTCGTAGAACTCCAAAGGTTTAGTCGGACCGGTAACCGCTAGGAGGATCGCTGGGCGGCCCGCTTTCGTCAACTCGTTTAGAAAATGACGCAGATCGCCTTCGCGTCGATCAAAGTGCAAACGGTCGAATACGACCATCCATGGAGTCTCATAAAGCATGCGCTCATTGCCTTCGCGCATACTACCCTTCTCCGATGCGTCGAACGCTTGGTGCGCCCGGGTCAGATACCTGATGACAGGCAGCGGGTCTGGCGCGAACGGGATGGGTTTGGCTACGAGCGTCGGATACCCGGCGCGAGCAGCCTCGATCGCAATAGCGCGAGCAAGAGTAGTTCCGCCAGCCCCTGGCTCGGATGCGATATAGGCGATCTTGTTTTCAGGTGATCCAACGCTGTTAAGCCTGCCGAATAGGCGCTTCAGCTTCGTGGGAACGCTTTGATCCCGAAGCCATGGAACTCCTGATGCATAAGGACGCCAGGAGTCTTGGCGCCCTTCGAAAAAGCCGATGAACTCGTCTTCGGTTAAGTTTTCCGGAGGAACGGCGGCAAGGTCACGTTCTTGGATCAAATCGTAGAAACTCAGGATCGGCCGCTCCGCGTCGTCAGCTGCCGTTAAATCTAAAAGGCAGGTCGAGCCATCCAATCGGCGAAATCGCACGACTGTTGCCGTAGATGGATAGACTTTAGCGTATTCGCTGATGACTGCACGGAGGAAGTCGCTAGGCGACTGCCTTATGTGCTGCACGGTCGGTCGCGATGAATCGCCACCCGCCCACGCCTGGACAGCAAGCTCTCCCGATTCAGTCGCCGTTACTAGTGTGACGAAAGGCCGAAACTGCGAATCGATCATGCCCGCGAGTTCGGGGGGCGGCGTAGCGTCCTCGTTCGAGACGATGACAAGTTGCCGCACACCCGAGCGCCGCAATCCGCGAAGCATGGCCATTCGACGTGCGGTCCTGTCGAATTCAGATTCCGATAGCCCCGGTTCGTCGAGGATATAGACGGGCAACGACCTTGGCGGCAAAGAAAGCAGCGTCGGATCCGTTCGGATCGGCTGCACGTAGCCACGACAGCGCACAAGGTCGGGTTCGTCGACTTGGGTGAGCGCCGTGAGAAGTTCGTTGTTGCTCTCGCTGACGAAGACGTCGCGCCATGGCAGCCCAACGAAGCCCGCCACCTCACTAGGTGACACGCCTTTGGGAATGCGATGAAGCCATAGGCTGACCTCGCGACCGCTCAGAGCGGCCATCAACAT